CATTGGACAACCGTTGTATCAAAAACATCTACTACGGTAACCGTTGCCGTAGCGCTTCCAAGTGCTGCCGCTTCGGGCAACTTTGTAAGAAACTACGTACCGTCGAGTTTTATCCCTGTTACGCGCGTAATGGAGACGCGCCGCCGCGAATCTTCAACCTATGAGCAAGACATGAATTTTGAATCAAGGAAAGATTACTTTCATTTGCCGGACAAAACAAGCACAGGCCAGCCTATTCAGTCTTATTTCTCCCGCCAAAATCCGGATGGTGTTATGTATTTGTGGCCAGCTCCGGACGACGCAAATACAGTTATTAATTTCACCTACGAAAGACCAATACAAACTATTGTCAGCGGTACCGATAATTTTGATGTCCCTAACTACTGGTACGAGGCCATTATTTATGGCTTGGCTGAACGACTAATCTTGAAATTTGGGTGCGGTAAGGATCGCGCCATGCTTATCAAGCAGGCAGCTATGGATGCCCTTGATTTGGCCCTTGAGTATGATACTGACCTTTACCCAATAACGGTGAATATGGGTGGCTAAACTACCGCTAGGCGGAAAATCAACCGATTACGATTCTAAGCATAGTCGTGGAAAGCTAATCAATATGATTGGCGAGGCTGACAAAGACAAGAACTACCGCACGATTAAGCGGTGTGACGGCCTAACAAGCTTTGCCACAGGGTCAGGAGCAACCCGTTCTAATTTTTTAGTTAATGACGGACATGCTTATTTTATAAGTGGAACCCTGCTTTATAGGGTAGACACTTTAGGCGTGGCCGTTAGCCTTGGCAGTGTTGGCGGGATAGGAGAGGGACAAATACTTTCTAACTCAGTGCCGGGCAATAACCAGATTTTAGTGCTAAATGGTGCCGGTGCCGGTTATATTTATGATAACACTGGGCTTACAAAGATTAGTGACTCAGATTTTTTCTCGACGACTTCCGGTGCCGTGCTTGATGAGCGGTTTTGGTTTATCCGAGATGGCACAAATGAATTTTTTGGCTCCGACATCTCAGACGGGTTCAGCTACAACCCTTTAACATTCGCAACAGCCGAGGAATCGCCAGACTTAGGTGTTGGCATACTGTCAAAAGGCTCGTCTTTGTGGATTGGTGGTACAAATACTTTTGAATTCTGGCAGTCTTTCACAGATACCACTTTACCTGTAAGAAAAGTAAGGGGCGGCACAATTGAGAGAGGCATTAAGGCCAAGTCTTCGCTGGCCGAACTTGACAACATGTTTATGTTTTTGGCTGACGATTTGACGGTACGAATGATTAGCGGCAATAGCAATCAAGAAGTATCGGATTTAGATTTTAACTTGAGGGTGAGAGGCAACGGCACGGCGACAATGCCTGGATTTATAAGGACAGACAATGCAATAGGGTTTTTCGTTGATTCGCCAACACACAAGATTTACTACCTTACATTCCCAAGCCAGGGCTATACCTGGGGATATGATTTGGCCACCGGTTTAAGCCACACCAGAACATCAGAAGGGCTTAATTATTGGCGCGCAAAGTATGCTGTCAAGTTTAATGGTAAAATAATCATGGGCGATCATTTAACCGCTGATATTTGGACGCTGGACCCTGACGCAAAGGCTGAAGGATCGGATTTGTTGAGAACGACATTAACGACCCCTGGAATAAGTTTTGCTTACGACATAACCATTCCTTTGATTGAGCTAGACATGGAAGTGGGACAGATAGAAGACCCAACCATTAGCCCGATGATGATGGTTAGATACACAAAAGATGGGGGGTACAATTGGGTAAATCATTCCCCTATTTCGCTGGGTGATATTGGGGTTTACAGAAAAAGGGTTCCATTGCGTCATTTTGGGCGGCTTGTGAGACATAAAGATTTTCAGCTTGAGCTAACCGTCACTGACGGGGTTCGAGTGCAATTTTACGGGGCTGAAATGCCGATGAGTGCATCGATATGACTAAAGAGCTAAACATACACAAAGACCATCAACTAAAGATTGACGCGCTTGCCGATGCAATTATAGACTCAGAATTGGATCCAGTATCTTTAGAGCCTACAAATTATTTTGCCCATGGCACATACACTAGAGAGCTATTTATACCAGCAGGAACCGTGATAGCCGGGAAAGTACATAGGTACAATTGCATTGCAATCATTCCTTATGGTCATGTAACCGTGACCACCGATGAAGGAAGCTATGATGTGGTTGGCCCAAAAACCTTAGTGACAGGCACCGGAAGCAAAGGTGTTTATGCTCACGAGGATACATTATGGATTACCGTACACCCATGGCATGGAGTGGAAGACGTGGAAGAGGTGGAGAAGTACGTGATTATCCCACCAGAAAGAAGATTAAATGGGGGTGAGTTATGACCTGGGGATTGGTAGCGGGGACAGCGGTTTCTACTGTTGCGAGTAGCAGAGCATCAAGCAACGCTAAAAGAGCATCCAGAAACGCTTCCGCGCTTTCTAAGCTTTCCGCAGATGAAGCGGCAGACGCTCAAGAAAAAGGTTATTCTGAAGCTGAAAGCAGGCTGTCACCGTACATCAAATCAGAATACGAAGCAAACCGGCAGCGCATGGCGCAAATGGGTATCACTCCAGACTATACTCGAGAAATTAACGAGCTTGAACGTAGAATTGCAAGCCTTCGGGAGTCTCCGTTACAGTTTGATACCACAGGTGCAGACGGTAACAGAATGTCTTTCTTGCAAGGCAAGCTGGGAGCAGCTGGCGCAGATGGGCGCATATATGAAGATATAGAAGACGGTAGCGAACAGGGCTTCACACGGACTAATGTAACCGACAGGTATCAGCAAGAATATGATGATTTAATAAGTCAGCGAACGCAAACACCTGGGGAGATAAGCGCCGAAGCTAAGGATGAGATAGCCGCCTTACAGGATCAAATAGCAGAGTATCAAAGACCAGTAAACGCAAGCACGGCATATATGGATACTCCTGGATATGCCGGGGCAATAACAGAAGGTACGGCAGCGGTTAATCAAGGTGCCGCCGGATCTGGATCGCTTTATTCTGGGTCCAGAGGTGAGGCATTAAAAACCGTTGGGCAAGGAGTGCAACAAAGCTATTACAGTAATTATATGAACATGCTGCAGAATATGGCAAATCCATCCGCCACGACAAATCTTAGTAATATTGGAATAGGTGTGGCGGGTAATATTGGCTCTCAAAATATCGCTTCAGCGGCGCAACAAAACCAATATAATTTGATGGGCACTCAAGCACAAAATGCCGCCTATGCTGATATTGCTGGCGGTATATCAAGCGGGGTCTCTGCTTATATGAATCAACCACAAACGCAACAGCCAGCAGCTGACCCCCTAGCTCCGGTTTGGAATTAAACTATGGCACTTTATACACCATTTGTTGAAAAGTCAGTTAATACAATGGTAGCTGGTCAGCAGCAAAGCCAGCAAACCAAACTCGCCCAATCAGCGTACATGGGCGACCCTGAAGCGTTGGGCCAGCTGTACGGTATGAATCCGCAATTAGCAGAAAAAATTAAACGGCAGAAGCAGCAAGATCAACAGAATCAGTTAGCTCAGCAAGCAGTGATGCAAAAACAGCAACAGTCTTTAGCTAAATCAGACCAAGATATGTCAAAGTATCAACGGTCAGAAATGGAAAAAGTAAAAGAGCGGATGTCAAAAATGCCTTATGAACAAGCTAAAGAATATGGGGCATCTGAAGCTATGGATTTAGGTATAGAGACGCCACCATTAACTGCTGAAATGCATGAGCAAATAAAAGCAGGTTTTAGCAAAGAAAAGTCAGGCTTTGAAGGGTTAATCGATGCGTTTAAAAATGCAGAAGATGGATCTTTAGATAAAGAATTACTTCGTAAAAAGTTAGAGAAGGAGGTTCTTGTTTCAAAGGGAATTAAAGTTAACCCAGATGGAACTGTAGAAATTGGCGGGTCTCAAGAAAATATAGCGCTAGACAAGCCAAACACTAGGTTAGCACAGGAAAGAATAGTATCTGGTACTGAGTCACTGCAAAGACTTGATCGTATAAAAGAAAATTACGATCCAGCTTTTTTGACTTATGCGGGGAAGGCAAATAAAACGCTTTCGTCCATTATGAGTAAAGCTGGCATGGACTTGGATACTGATGACAAGTCTGCTTTAAGGCAGTTTAGAAAGTTTTCACAAGGCGTAAATACAGAGTTTAATTCTTATAGAAAGTTAATTACAGGCGCGGCGGCTTCAGTTCAAGAACTTGAGGCGTTAAAAGATGCAATGATTTCTACTGACCTATCCCCTGATGAGTTTGAGGCATCATATGAAGAGTATAAAACAGAGCTATCAAGAACTGTCAGGATTAGGAATAAGCTTTTAAGAGAAGGTATTTCGCCAAATGATAAAAGTTTTTCAAGCTCTTTTGACAAAGAATTTTTAAGTGGTAGCGATGACGACATAAACGCAAGAGGCGACGAGCTAGAGTCACAAGGTGTCGAACCGGAAAAGATAGTCGAGACGCTTAAAAGCGAGGGTTACATGTAATGTCTTCATGGCGAGATATTGTAGCAAAAGAAAACTCTAATATTGACATTATTCCGTCTAACGAGACCGCATCACCCCCTGCTCAAGAAAATAAAAGCTGGAGAGATTTAGCGGCATCATTTACGGATAAGCAGCTATCCCCCGTGTCTTATGATGAAGCCAAAAAATTAACGACGACTCCATATCCTGAAAAAAGAGGGGAGACGCAAGCCGTTAAAGAACTTCCAGAGTTAGGTGAGATGGGGGGTGGCGGGATAGTGCATAAAGATAATGATGGCAAGCTAAAATCATTAGTCCCGACTCTTTTAACAACAACTAACCCAAGAGAGATTGGGGATATACTAACAAAGAATTTTGATTATATTGGAATGCAAGAAGATCCGGGCGGAAACTTGCTATTAGCTAACAACGAAACTGGGGCTAAGGTTGTTATTAACAAGCCGGGCATCTCTCAAACAGATATATTAAAGTTGCTAGGTATCGGCACTGCTTTTTTTCCAGCTTCTAAACTGGCCTCAATTGGAACCGGTTTGGCCGCTAAGGTTGGGTTGGGCGCAGCGGCGGCTGGGGGCACTCAATACGGTATTGAAAAAGCTCAAGAAAGCATGGGCGGATCGCTTGATAAAGACGAGATCGCGCTAGCCTTAGTTCTTGGCGGCGCATCTGAAACAATAGGCCCGCTTATTAAGCGATATAAGGACGCAAGGCTTGCCGGTGATCTTGATGTAGCTAGATCAGAGCTTGCTGAGGCTATTAAGAAAGTTAATCCATCAAAAGCTGCTTTAAGCGCCATTGAAGATGCCACAGGGATAAAAGTCGGCTTGTTTAAAGGTCAAAAAACCATGAACCCGTCATCGCTTTTAAAGCAACGGTTATTGCCACAGTTGGAGGCCGGGGCGGAAGTTGCAGCAAAACGATTGCAAGAACAAAATGAAAGTGTATTTAACGCAACAAAAGAGCTGGTCGATACTATATCTCCGCCATCTGCAATTATTAGCGGATCTAAAAATTTTAGGAATGCAGCATTAAAAAGCATAGAAAAAGCCAAAAATAATAGAAGGTTATTGACGGAGGCAGATTACAAAGAGGCTTTTAAATCTGGTGCTGATGTTAATCTTGATAGCGTTAGATCATTTATTGCTAGCGAAGTTGCTGATTCGCCGCCGGGCAGTAAATTATTAAAAATGTTAAACAAAGTGGATGGAGTTATTGGCGGGGAACCAACATTAAGACAGCTCCAAAAAGCCAAGTTTGAAATAGATGATATGCTCGAAGATGTTGGCTCTAGCGCGCTAAGAAAAGACAATAGAAGAATTTTAACAGATATACAAAAAAAACTAGTTGTTTCAATGTCTGAGGCAAGCCCACTTTATAAAGCTGCAAATTCTAAATTTGAGTCATTATCGCCATCAGTTACAAATATTGAAGACATTCTGGGGTCGGCGGCAAATGTTAGTGACGACAAATTAAAGCTAATTTCAAAGAAAATATTTGATCCATCACAGACGAACCCTGAAGTAATAAAAACAGCTCGGAAACTTATAGACGAGGCCGATCCGACAGCATGGAATGATTTGATGAGGGTTGAGCTACAGCGCCGAATAGGTGGGATGCAAACGCTTGTGGAAGATTTGCCAGGCGAATTAGTGGGGAACGTGCCAGCACAGTTAAGGCGCGTCATATATGGAAACCCAGAACAAAGACGAACTTTTTTATCTGCACTTAGGCCCGAACAAAGGAAAAACTTTGT